GTATATATTTTGCTTGCGGGCATCAGATTGAAAATACAAATGACCTTTTAGAAAGGCTACTAACAACTAGGAATTGCTTGCTTGAATGGATTTATGATATTCCTTCCGCAAACAAAGAATTAGAGAAATTGAATGCAAGTGGTAGTATAGGACTCCCCGGATTCGGATCGGTCAATCTTGGCGGAGATGGTTCCAATGAAGCCTCCACCAACAAAGCAATACAAACACACAAAATTGATGTTATTTTTCAGAATATCATTCAGGATATACTTAAAACGAAAATCGGGGAAAATGGCATTCTCATTGTCATAGACGAATTTGACCAAATCAAGGATACCAATGGATTTGCCTCCTTACTTAAGTCACTCGCCACAAATACGCCCGGATTAAAATTCTGCATAGTAGGTGTCGCCCAAGATATATATAATCTTATGGCTGAACACCAAAGCTCTGATAGACTTTTTGCTGGCAGCGTTATAAATCTACCTTCCATGAACGATAAGGAGCTTAATGAAATAATTCAAAATGCAGAAAATTCAATAGAAAACCATATCCAATTTGATGAAGCAGCGCGGAACAAAATTATCAGTCTTTCACAGGGTCATCCGTATATTGTTCATTTGCTGGGTAAACAAGCATTTAGGAGCGCTTATTTAGAACCTACCTATACAATAACAGAAGATTACATTACAACTATCCTCCATCAAATCGCTCAGCGAGAGACAGACCCCGTGCTAGAAGGTCGCTATAAAAAGGCAGTAGGTTCATCAAAACAACGAGAGGCTGTTCTTAGAGCATTTGCGAAATCAGTCAAAGCAGATGGAGAGATCCTTACCACTGATGCATACAAATTAACAATAGACGAAGACGTTGACAATGCAAGTCAATACGTTGGCCAACTTGTAACAGAAGATTACGGCGCAGAAATTATAAAGGTAAGAGAAAGATATTATCGATTCAAAGACAGCCTTTTTCAGACCTATGTAAATGCAAGACCTCCAATTTTCAGCGATAATGATAAAATTAACTAACATTTCCTAAAGAATCTTTTCCTAAAACTCTATTAGGATCAAACCTTGGATCACTATCCGGCATTAATCCCAGTTCATCAATCATCTTCTTATCTTGATTCAGCTCTTCCCGCAGTTCGTCAGGAATATAGCCGAACATACGCACCACATTTTGCCAGCTGGTGATCCCTGCCCTTAGCTGCTCCTTTATGGCCTGTATCTCCTTATGTGGATCTATCATCTCCCGGCGGGGCGGTGTCCAGGATACAGAAGGGTTAGCGGTGAAAGGGATATGCCCGGCAAGCTGTGCCGCCTCTGTGAACCACCCATATATCTTATCGCAAAACCGGGGAATCATCATTAGCCATTGGTAACGCTCAATGTTCCTGTTAAATTCCAGCCAGCCCATGCGGCCGGATGAAAAGTTTACATTCGAATAATCATTAGTCAGCGTCTCGTATGATGTTCCAAACCCGGCAGATATTCCCCTTAGGTTGCTTTTTACATACTCTGCGTATCCTTGGGATACGGGAGGCTGCGCTACCTCAATCTTTTTCCCAGGCGGTAGGTATTCAATGGCACCCGGTTCAATCTTTTCAGGTCTGAGGTTACCAGCACCCCTGTCAGGCTCAATACTGTCCTCTGTGACGAATACAGAGAAGGAAGCAGCGACCTTATTCCGTATCCGCTCTGTAAATTCATAATCGTCCAGGTCTTTGAGCCGAAGCATTACGCCACAGCTCAGGGGAACACCGCGGATCTGACCCGGCCTTTCAATCTCATAAATATGAATTAAATCCTTAGCATCCACAAACTCCGATGCCACGCCAAATTCATTAGGATGGTGCTTATACAACCAATAACCTATGCGGCGGCCATTGCTATCAAATTTAATCCCGTAGTACTCAATAGTTCCGTCAGCCTGCCAGATCCCTGAATGATACGAGGTATTTATGAAATCACCGTCCAACACCTGCAGCCGAAGGGGCAAATTATCTTTGCTGGTTCCCCGCACCTTCCTGACAAGGCACTCCCCGGATTCAATGACAGTCTTCATCACCAGCCATTGCAGCCCATATAGGGTATTCATATCGTCGTAATCACATACCGTTTTCTCCGCCCATTCCTTCCAAACGGCTTTAAGCCGGACGGCCTGGTTCTTCCGGATGCCTTGGGGTGTAGGTATGATCCCGGTTCCCACCGTATTATTGGCAATGGCACGGACGGCATTGATTGCATAGCTGTTGTTCCTCCCCAGATCCCGGGACCTATCCCGCAGGGTGTTCAGGGCGGTCAAAACCTCTTGGTTTACGGATAGGTTGGGACTGTGCCAATCTGAATAATGCCGTCCACGAGCAGCACCGTCATACTTGCGACTTCCCTGCGTCATGGTGCGGAGCTTCACACGGGCCACCTCCCTACGCAATGCAGCCTCCGGACTCACAAACTCGACAACCCTATCAATCACATTCCCCATATAGTCCCTTCCTATATTCAGCATACACCCGGCGACCGTTGGCCCCAGGATTTAAGCCTAAATCTTGTTCCATTAGCTTTTTTATCCGTAGCATGTCCGCCAAGCTCCGGTAAGTCACCTCCTTATCTGCATATTTGACCGTTAATGCACCTTGGGCAATCGCTGTCGTCAGTTGATTATATTGGTCGATTGTATAAGCCATTCAAATTTTTTACCATGAAACCCATTAGCAGCCTCCGCAATCATTCGTAATTGCCTAGCTGTATCGGGATATACATTTCGCTGACTGTCTATTTGTGAGATGCCGTATACAATGGCTTCCCTCGTCTTCCCGAACTTCTCCGCAATGGCATACTCCTTTATGTCCGTATTCTTAGCCAAAAGCCAAAAACAGTAAAAGCGCAGGTAAGCAATGGAAGTGCTGACATTAGTCATCAGTTCATCTTCCGTAATGTCATATACATTACAAGCTCCTTGAATTACAGCTTTAATTACCTCTCTATCAGCCGGAGTATAGACGGCTTTAGGTTTGTTGCGTTTACGTTTCATTGCCAAAAGTTGTTTTTCTTTCTTTGTGATTGTGTTTGTGCCTTTGTATTCGCTGATCCCAAATAGGGACTGTATTTTTCCTGCTTCCATTTTTCCGCGTCCCACCTGTCCATGCCTACCACATAAGCAGCAGCACGCGCATAAACCCTACAGTCCAAAGCCTCGTTTCGCTTATACTTCTTAATCCAGGTGAAAACATCAAAGCCGCGATTATCTTTAGACATAACAAGTTCCTCCGCCGTCAACCCCCGGAAATAGGAAGGGGGCCTGTCAGGGAAATGACAATATCCGGTAGGCACCTCCCCCGTCTCCTTATCAATCTTCAGCTTTAGGAACCCATATGTTTCGGATTTAATGAGGGAAACACCAACATTCCACACCTTTACCCGCCCTATCTTCTTCCCCGCCTTCACTACGTCGATGGCTCTGGGAGCAGATACATAAGATTCCTGTTTATCCCTACCCTTCAGTGGGATAACTTTACTGATGCCATGTTGTTGGGTAAATGTGTAGACTCGCTCGGTATTGTACCCCGTGTCGATGCCCATAAGCCGCAGGGGCAATACCTGATTGTCTCCCTCCCTGATCCAGGTTTCTGCAAATAGCTTAGCCAGCTCCGACCACACGGCGGGCTGAGATGTATCACCCTCAATTATCCTGTAGTCAACAGACTGTGAAGATTTGCCCTGCATCCAACCGACAATTTCTATTTCCAGCCGGTCAGCCTGCACGTCCACACCGGCAGTAAGAAAGATCACAGAAGCAAAAAGACGGTTAGGTAGATAGTGTTCAGCCCGATCATGCAAAGCCTCCCAATCTGGCTTATCGCCCTGGTCAGCATCGTAGCATTCGCCCAACTTAGTATTGGTAAAAGCAATACGCTTAGGAACGTCGTCCAAACTCTCGTCGCGCTCCTTAACCAGATCCGCCCAGCTATACCACCCATTTGGTGAGTACAGTGAGCTGATAAAATATCCATAGACTTTGCCGGACTGTTCTCGTTCCGGAAATCGGGGTATCCACTTGCCGTCATTCAACATCCGGCCCTTAAATCTCTCATCGATTCCCCTTTTACATTGTACGCATTCATACGCAACGTGGGAATAGTCCCCCGGTTCATACCGGAGCTGATCAATGACTAAAGGTTGATAATGTCCGCAGAAAGGGCAAGGCACATGGTATATCCTCTGCCCAGTGGTCTCAAATTCTGCGTCAATAGCGCTGGCCCCTTTTCGGGTCGGTGTGCTGGTGAGGAATATCTTTTTCCTGGCGCCGAAGGTGATTGTACGAGTTTCCGCCAGGGCCAGGGCGGACCCTTCGCCACCCACGCTAAGAGGATAACGGTCTATCTCATCCATGTACACAAATCTCACCGCTGTGGAAGAAAGGCCGACAGGGCTGTTTGCCCCCACCATTTTTACAAAACCTC